GTCTATGCACTGTTTGCCAAAACGCACTATTGCACCGATAGAAACGAGCCTTGCAAGCGTTGATATAAGCTTCCCGGCTGCGTTATCAAAGCCGCCTGTTGCACGTGTTACCTGCTGCATCTGATTAACATAGCTTGATGTGCCGTTAACTCTGAGCAGGATCCTCAGCTCATCTGTTGTAATTCCCATTTACGCACCTCCTTTATGAATTTTTTGAAGTGCTTTCATATACTTGTATGAGTTCTTCCAGTCTCCTTGCTTTTCCTCCTGATCAGGAGGAGCAGGAAACCGAACATCTGCTGAGAAAGCAGAAAGCACCGCAACTCTGATCATTCCTGACAGAGTATAGATTTCATCATTTTTCTGCCTGATTCGTGAGTTTACGGTGTCTCGAACCTCCCGAAGCGTCATATCCCAGAACTCAGAAGGATATATGCCGACTTCAAGAGCCTTGCGATACATCAGTTCAGTAACTTCTGTAACGCTGTTTTCTGTTCCTCTGTCAGTTTTTTTGTTGTGTCGTATGCCTCTTTCGACAAGATGCCCGAAGTGAGCATGATCTCAATGACAAGATCCTGGAGCTGGCTATAAGTGCCGCCGTCGGTAATAAAATCATCGAAAAGCTGATAGATATCGTCTATCTTGTTTATGCTGTCATTGAGGCTGACAGCTGCATAATAGTAATACTTTGCGAGTACGCCTATCTCTCCGAGCCTTTCAAGGCCTCTGAGAAGGTCTGTTTTCAGCTCAGCTTCAAGCTTGACCGCATTTGCGGTAGTGAGCTTGAATTTATACTCACTGCCGCAAACTGTTAAAACTTCATATGGTTTCATCATGCGGTCACTCCTTTAAAGGTCTTCGAGAGGGGAATCGAGACCAACTGTCAGTGTAAACTTGATAGCCTGGTTAACGCCTACACTCTGGCGACGCACTGAACACTTGCCCTTCCAGGTGAAGCCCTCGCCGTCAGGATATTCAAGCTTCCACATGAGAAGTGTGTCCGCTGTCTGATATCCTCTCAGGATATTCCAGGTATCACGCACCTGTTCGGTGGTGTCTGTCTCATCCTCTGTTGCGTAGAACTCGAAATCAAGTGTTCCTGTGTCCTGGATGCCGAGGATGTTTCTCTTTATGCTGTCTTCAAGGTTTGTTACATCGATAAGCTCCGGAGTGCCGCCCATTTCGGGGACGGTAAACAGTCCGTAAAGCTTTTTATATGACGGCTCAGCGCTTCCTGTGGGAACTGTTGCAACGCTGAGAATCGTGCCTTTGCTGTTGAATTCGCTCATTTTATCACTCCTTATATGTAGAGTATTTTTCGCTGACTAACGCTCTGTAAGTCAGTGTATAACGCTGTCTTCCTAAGAGTAAACCGTTACTCCGTGTCCAGCCTTCACACTGCATTATCTCATCGACTGCCTGCGCCATTTCTATGCATTTCTGCGGATGTTCCGCATAAATATCGATCTGATATTGCATAGCTGTCAGGAAGTCTTTGTGATCAAAGCTGACATCAGGCCGATTTGATATTGCAGTAAGGTAAATTGATGGGAGTTTCAGCTCAGCTTCAGAGCCTGCCAATTCGACAGGCGCTAAGCCTTCAAGCAGATTCGATATTTTCTTTAATACGTCAAGCATTTCTGATTATCTCCTCCACTTCAACTTTAATTATTTGATATGCCTGTCTGTATGACTGAATGAAACCATCACGGAACATAGATGCAGGCTTTTGACCGTGAGTTGTAACAAAACGTTTCAGCTTTTCTGAGTAATATGTCCAACTCTCTTTGTTTGTGTGTGGTACGGAAGCGGAGCCAAGCTTGCCGGTGCCGAACTCAACAAAAATCGCATATTCGACATTGGTCTCAACAACCCATTGCATGAACTTCTCCTGCTGTGCTATGATCTTATTTTTAAGATTTCCAGTATCAACAGGTGTCAACAGCTTGACCGCTGACTGAATATGTGCAGCTCCACGGCCAAGAAGCTGATTAACTCTCGGATCACGTTCAAGGTTCTTGATTGTTTCGAGCTTCCTCTGGAGATGCTGCAAGCCCTCAACTCTGAAACTTATTTCCATGATACACACTTAAAAACAGAATGTGACGTGTATTTACCAACAAGCTCCTTCAGTTCTAAGTTGGGCTTATCGCAGCTTTCAAGCGATGCCATGAATCCAACTTTGAAGTGATAGCCGTTTGGCACTGTCAGAATTACTGTTTTCTGCTTTGATGTTGTTCCGTTTTCGGTTTTTTCTTCCGTTTTTGTTTCAACAATACAGTTAAAGCGTCCTACAAGGTCTATCTTTCTCTCCGTACCGACGTAATCGGAAGGAGCATCAACCATTTTGAAGATAAACACAGGCCGCATCTTATTCCTCGACAGTCTCACTGTGAATAACACCTACCTTTCGAGGATAGTTCCATAATTGCCGCTGTATATCCATAGGAATGTCAGTGCTGAAGCTCTGAGAGATACCACCCTCAGAGCGTGATACCTCGCCTTCATTGCCTAATCTGTTATAGTAGATAACAGCAAGCTTGATAGCGATGCTCTCAGCGCCCTTCGGGAGTACATCCCTGCCTATGTAGTCGAGTACAGCAGATTCCGCCATACTCAGACAGGTTTCAGCTGCCTCTGCCTCACATTCACACGGATTGCCTAACAGTACTAAGAGCCTGTCAAGCATGATTATGAACCTACAGCAGCAGCCACAACACCGGATGCAACGACCTTGTTGTCAGCGTCCTTAACTGCTACAGCGATATACTTACCGCTTGCTGTTGTAACAACACCATTTGAAGGGAATGCTGTCCAGCTGCTTACGTTTGTTCCGATAGCAACGCCTGTCTTGGCTGTAGCTTCTGATGCGTAGTCGCCCTTATATACAAGTGTGCCGCCTGCTGTGTTGCCGTTTATAGTGACCTTTGATGTTGTTGCGGATGAGCCTGCTGCCGCTGTAAGCTTCAGAGCGTTCTCACCGCCGCCGTAGTAAGCGGAGATCATGCGAGCCTTGTTACCAAGGATGAAAGCGTCATGATATACACGGCCCTCGGCGAGCATACCAGAGAGGCCCGGAGGATCCTGGTGCAGCTTGTACTCATTGATCTTGACAGGTGCTGTGCAAGCCATAGGATGAGTGATTTCAAAAAAAAGTCCGGCAGGAAGTCTCTTTGCAGGTACCTTGATGATAGCCACGCCGTCAATCTCGCCGATCTGTCCTGTAAAGAGTGTTCTCTGTGAGAGATCGCCAGCCTTGATAAAGTTTTTATCCTGCTTAATAAGATTAAGGAATGCCGGACTTGCATTACAGATTCTGCCTGTTGCAGGTACGTCCTCGTCATCGATAGCCTGATTAGCATCAAGGAATGCCTCATAAGCTGTTGAAGATGTCAGCGCTGTAGCAGCGTAGAACTTGTGGCCTGCTCCTACTGCGATCTTTGTAAATCTGTAAAGGTCAAGTGCAGGAATGATCTCAAGATCTGTCTCACGTCTGAGCTGCTTGCCTGCCTCACGCACACCAGGTTCGGTGTCTGTAGCGTTGCCTTTATCGATAGTGAATGTGAAGCTCTTGTCCTGTGTCATTGTGAGCTCCTGAGTTGTGTCCTGAAGCTCCTGTGGTGTGCCGTAGCGGTTGGAGCCTGTGCGGTTGTAGTCATTAAGCGGTACAGTGCCGAATGCATATACCTTTACTGTTTTTGCGCCTACGAAGTCGTAGTCTTTGTTGATAGATGGTGTTGAAAGAGCACCGTTATTGATTACTTCATCAACTTTGCCAGAAAATCTGGTTGTAAGATTTACTGCCATAGTTTACCTCGCTTTCTCAGCCTTCCTCAAATCCTGCGAGGAAAGCATCTTTCTGTGTATTGCCGCCGCTGTAAGGTGGCGGATTGTTACTGCGAAGTGCGTTGTTCACTGCGGCTGTTACAGCCTCAGGCCACGCCTTCTTAAGTGCTTCGATTGATGCGTTGCAAGTGTCAGCTGAACTCAAATTCAGGCAGTCAACTAAAGATGCTGGAAGCTTGCTCTCTTCAAGAATACCAAGTGCTGTATATCTCAGTTCCTTCTCGGCTATTGACTTCTCACGAGCTGCAAGTTCTTCCTCACGCTTCTTAGCTGCGTACTCTGCTTTCTGATCAGCATTCATTTTTGCAAGCTTAGCAGCTTCTTCTTTTTCTGCGTCAAACTTCTTCTGCTGTCTTGCTAACCTCTCAGCGACTATCTTATCAACGTCTGCCTGGGAGAACGTCTTGTCAGCCGGAGCAGGTTCAGTTTTCTGCGGTTCTGTTCCCTGTGGCGCTGATGACGTACCCGGTGTACCGCCGTCTGCCGAAACTCCTGTCCCTGCTGGCTGTGTACCTCCGTCGCCTTCCTCAGCGAAAAACTGCATCGGGATTCTTAAAAATTCTTTCATGTGATTACCTCCATTTAACGTCTGAGTGGACTTCCGTTTTAAAGGCCGTCGCCCGAATGGTGCTCATTCGCAGCTCATGCACTGCTTCTGAACATACAGTTCACGGCAGTTCGGCAGCTTATCGAGCAATCTTTCAACTTCAATGAGCTTTGACTTGATTTCGTTGCTCAATGCTACCTCACTTTTATTGAACTCTCTTCTTGTATACATTTTACTCACCTTCCTTTATCACAACGTTCTCGAACTTCTTGTAAGCGTCGAGATACCATTCGTGCTTGTTGCCGTTGTATGTCAGCTCATAGTACATACCGTCGGGAAGAGTGCTTGCAAGCAGATACTTCCAGTTCTGGAGAGCCTTGACCTTCCATACTGTGTAGACCTCAAACTCCGGTGTCGGATCCGACTTGTCGAGATGTGCTGCGATGTAATCTCTGACGATCTGTAATGCTTTTTCATCCATGATTATTTACCTCTTTTCGGAATTTTAACGTCTGTATAGCCACTGTCTGCGCCCTGTGGAGCTGGTATCTCTACTGGGACAGATTTACCAGGCTGTGCTTTCGGTGGCTTCTGTGGGCTTTTCTCGCCCTCTGTGGGCTTGATATACTTGTCATACCACTCGTCATATGTCATGCTTGCAGGTACTTTGATGTTCTTGCCGTCCTTGTCCTTTGCAATGCGGATATCAGGCATTCCGTCCTCGAAGTAAGCTATCGTCGTACTTCGGCAGTTTGGATGCATTGCCGGAAGGTTTGTGCCAGCCTTTGCATCCTTTGTCTCGAAGATCTTACCGTCCAACTTCTGGCAAATGGGAGAAGTCCTTGAATCAAGCGTCGCAACGTACTTGTAGCAATCTATGTCAAGCTCCTCATACGATGCCAGTTCCGCCTGATTGCAGGAGTACGTCGTTTCGGTTCGTATCAGACGGACACTGTTGTTCATTGATTCGCCGAAACGCTCTGAGAGCCGTCGTGAAGTCTTGAATATGCTTTCACCTGACATTGCAGCAGTTGTCAGGAGCTGTTGCACGTCCTCGGAGAGTTTGCTTGTATTCCACCATATTCGCTGCGAGTAGTTCTTACCACTCCACTGGTCGTTGACGATCTGATCTATCAGCCTTGTGTTGACTGCCGAAAAGGCAGGCTGTTCACCGATGCCCTGTGCTATATCAAATATGGTGTGATAATACGCTTCCGGAATAATGCTTCTGAGGAACTCTGTTGTATCGTTCAGCGTTACACCGTACAGCTCCTGCATCTTTTTCTGTGTTCTCGCCAAAAGAGCGTTCAGACGCTTCATGCGGTACTCGTATGCAAGGCTGTCATCGTCGCCGATGTGACGGAGAATCTTTGCTATTTCCGACTGTACATAAGTACAGGTCTTATTATAAGCCCTGTTTATTATCTTAGCCTTCTTGATAGCTGATATCTGATATCCGTCCATGCGACGATTCGCTCTATCTATCCAGTACTGCTCATTCCGTGTCATTGTCGTTTACCGACTTTGAAGCCATGACGAACTCCGCATCCATAGCAGCCTGTTTCTCTTCCGTTGCCTTCTGGACTTCCTTTTCAGGATCCTCGACAAATGGCAACTGAGCAACAAGTGTTTCATTGCTGCATATTCCTGAAAGATTTGCTATTACCTGAGCCAGCTCCACGAGGTTCTTCGGGAGATTTCTTGTAATGGTAATAGTTACTTTGGAAACATCAACAGGAGTTTTTCCTTTGATAGCAAGTATCGCCGAGAACAGCTTAATGCGATATCTCAGTCCTTCCTTGATGTAGCGTTCCTTCTTTTTCATGAGCTGCAGCAGTCCCCATAATTTAAACTGCATTGCGATGCCTGAGACATTTGAAGCAAAGTGCTCGTCAGTCAGGTCAGGAATATAAGAAAACTTGTGGATATCTTTTGCGATTGATTCTGAAAGGAGCTGGTCGCCCTGCTGATCCGACTGCCTTGTCAGGAAGGAAAGCTCTCCGTCAGGAGTAAGCTCAACAACACCGTTCTCCTTAATGCTTCTTACTGTTTCGGCCTTTTCGTCCGAAGTGTCACCGAGCGTCTGTCCCTTAAGCACCATGAGCGAGTTTACAAACGCTTCTTTATCGTCGATGCGGTTTGACTGCTGTTTGTTGTAACCGTCTATCAGACTGATGAGCTGCTCAAAGTCGCCCTGTAAGAAACGATTATTATATATCTCAATGAGAGTGACCATCCCGAACGGATTGTTTTCTGTAGTAACTTCTCCGTTTAAAGCATAGTCAGCAGTAACACTGAATCGAATATACTGCTTATCTGTGCTGACTTCCACTTTATAGCCATTGACCTGCTGTGTCGTTGTATCTCTGGTCTCACGATAGTAAACGCCTGCGACAGGCTGTAATTCTACCGTATTGTTGTATATAACGAAACCCTGAGACGGATGTATGCTTGCCGTCTTTGGTGTTGGCGATTCGTCGGAAGACATATACACAAGCTCGTAAGCAACGCCATAGATCGACTGGTCTTCTGCGTTGTCGCTGTCCTGCACGTCAACCTCTGCTGCCTTGAACCATTCGAGCAGGTCTGTGAGGTTGTTTTCCTCAGACTGATATGAAACTGGTTCGCCGATCAGGAAGCCGGAGCCGATGTCCGTTATATACTTTGCGTAATTGCAGACAACGTTGTTGCATGGATCATCTTTTCGCTTCGGCTTTCGGAGCAGGATGTCATGTTCTCCTTTGTAATAGCTTTCAAGTTTCTCATATCGCTCATTCAGTGCAGTTCTATGCAGCTTTATATACTCGCATATTCTTTCCGTTGTGAGTTCTTCTGTTGTATTCAGCAGAAACATTTTATCATCCTCTCAGTTTTGATGTGCCGACCTTTGCAGTTGCAAGATGCGTATAACAGAAATACCGAACGGCATCCATTGCATGGTCATTTTCCTTAATTACTTCATCCTCTGTCATTCCAGGCTTATAAGGTTTCCATGAATACACACCGAATTCCTGTATAGTGTTAACGCAACACGGTCGGAATAATATCATTCCCTTGTTTAGAAATGTCGCCGTTGTGCGTATGCCATCAAGAACTGCGTTATTTGCATGAAGGACTACAATACCACGTTTGCGGAGAGCTGCTATAAATGATGCTGCCGAAGGGTCGACGATCATTCCACTGATATGAATACCTTCAAGGAAGTTAATCAGATCATCACAGTACTGTTCGTCGGTCTTCTGCTTTACCTCTGACCGTCCACTGTAATAGTATTCCTTCTCGCAGATCCAGCGTCCGTCCACTATCTTGTGCCATAGCAAGAAGACCGTTGCATTCTGCGTACCATAGTCGCATGAAACGTAATATACAGGCTTGAATTCAAACTCAGCATCAGTAACGTGCTTTTTAGCATCGAAAATGTTGCTGTATACAACGCCCTGTGCAAGCACCCACTTACCACGAATGAAGCGTTCATAGAACACGCCTGTGTATTCCTTCTTTAAATTCTCAATATAATCTCTCGGAAGAGTAGTATTATCATCTATCAGGAATGATAAATCAAGGAATGATAATTCGTCCTGCCTGTCAATGTATTCCGTCTTAAGCCAGTGCAAAGGACTATCAGGGTTTGTCGTTGCTATTAGCTTTGCACCTGGAACACGAAGACGAGAAAGCAGCATTGCAAAGAAGTCTTGTGGGAACTGCGTCAGCTCGTCGCAGTATGCACCTTGAAGCGTCAGTCCTCTGATCTTGGATTCAGATCGAGCGTCGTTTGCTCCTTCAAGGAGTATTTTTCTTTTAAACAAGTATCCTTCTTTACTGGATATGCTGAATTGAAAGTTCTTCTCTCCGACAAGCTCTTGCAGGAGAATCAAACAGTTATGTTTCAGAGTAGTCAGTGACTTTGCACACATCATGTATAGCTTGCCCTCTGGCATACTGCTTACCCAGAACGCCCACAATACAAGCGATATCCATGTTTTACCACTTGAAACGCTTCCTTCAAGAAGATTAATTCGTTCCAGGCGATTCGTCCGCCACAGTTCCATCAGGTGGCGTTGCTTCGGAGTATATATCATCTTCTTTCAGTCCTTCTATCAATTCAGCAAGCTTTCCATTCTTGCCTTCATCGGAAACAGTCAGCAGCTCGGCCTTTGCCTTGATAAGAGCTGTCTGAGCCTTAAGCATCTGCTTTTCTTCTCGGCTCTTATTAGCTGAAAGGAGCTGGACGAGTAAGTCCATAGCCTTGCCCCAGTTCTTGCCTTTCGGGTCTGCCAGGTTAGCGACCAGTCCTTGTATAACAGCTTCCTCGCCTGTGAATTCCTTGCCGTGCTTATCCTTGAACGTACCGTCAAGGACTTCCTGAGCCATTCTTCTGAGGTCTGCTTTACGCTTTCGAGCTTTGCCGGAAGCCTTGCCACCCTTCGACTGTTCTTCGACTGTTAGAGGATGTGCAGCAGGTTTCAAATTCTGCTCGTTAGCCATCACCGACCTCCTTCCTTTTAATTCAGTTTGACAGCTTTCTGCCCTGTGAACTTTTCCCATCGGTCAATGGCAGCGTCTACATACTTCGGGTCCAGCTCCATGCAGTATGCTTTGCGTCCGTTCTGTTCGCAGGCTATTATTGTCGTGCCGGATCCGTTGAAAAGGTCGAGAACGATGTCACCGCCTTTGGTATTGTTTTGAATTTGGTAATCAAATAAGCCTACAGGCTTCATTGTGGGATGTATATCTGACTTATTAGGCTTGTTGAAGTCGATAACAGTTGTCTGCTTTCGGTCGCTTGCCCAGAGGTGACTTGCGCCGTCCTTCCATCCGTACAAGCAAGGCTCGTGTTTCCACTGATAGTCCTGCCGACCGAGAACCATACTGTTTTTATTCCATATCAACACTTCACGGACTTGCCATCCTATGTCGTGACAAGCTCCTCGGAAGTTATAACCTTCTGAATCAGAATGCCAGATATAATATACAGCTCCTGCCTTCATAACCTCGTTGGCTGCGGAAAATGCCGAACAGAGGAACTGCCTGAAAGCTGTATCTTCCATGTTGTCATTTTTGATTTTCAGCTTATCTTTTGTTTTGCCTTCGTATGCTACATTATACGGAGGATCTGTAAGCAGCATATCAACAAGCTCACCGTTTGTAAGGACTTTGACCTGCTCTGCGTCGGTGCTGTCTCCACACATAAGCCTGTGTCGTCCGAGCTGGTATATATCGCCGAGCTTTGACTTTGGCTCTTCGGGAAGCTCCTCATTGTAATCATCCTCAATAACTTCTGAGGAATCGTCGCTGAACATCTCAAACTCAAATCCGAACTCAGTCATATCAATATCATTGATGCTGCCGAGTTCTATGTTCAGGAGTTCCAGGTCAAAGCCTGTGTCCATCGTCAGCTTATTATGTACGAGCATATAAGCCTTGCGTTGCTCATCGGTAAGACTGTCGAGCCTGATAACAGGGATTTCGGTATAGCCTAACTCTTTGGCAGCAATCAGGCGACCGTGTCCCTCGATGATCTCGTTATCGTTCCAGACAGCGACAGGATCGTTGAAGCCGAACTCCTGAATGGATGTCTTGATCTGCTGTATCTGCTCCGCAGGATGCAGTTTTGCATTCCTTTCGTAAGCCTTCAGATCTCCGATAGGTAAATATTCAATTGTAAGTTTCTCCATTGTTTTGCATTCCTTAGTAAGACGTAGTAGTAAAATGATTAGTGTGATATAAGCAAAAACCGCCACAGATGGCTAACTGCGACGGAATACTGCTGCAAGGAGGTAAAAAACGTACTTGTGTATGGCAAGCACTGAAATGGCGATGCGAATATAAGCCCGATTCAAGCACCGCCAGTGCTTGTATGGTTGCAGAGACTGGAATTGCACCAGTGATTTCAAGGTTATGAGCCTTGCGAGATAGCTACTTCTCCACTCTGCCAAAAAGTTTATGGGGAGCGTATCACTCCCCATTATGAAAGGAGCATTTAATGAAAAATCAGTTTATGTGTAGAACAAAAGAAAGGAGACATTTCAGGGTTTCTCCCTATTAAAATTATACTATATATAGCCAAAAATAACAATTAGCTATATAGCAGAATTTACACAGTTGAATTGTAGCAATTGCGTGAAAAGTCTGTTGAAAAGTCCTCGTTCAGCCATTCCTGAATACATTTCTCGCAGCCGTCGTGAACGTACTTGTAGCAGCGAAGTATCTTAGTCTCTCTTGATATGCCTGCCACTGCCTGAAGCGGACACACTCCTGTGTTGTTTGCCATGTTCACAAGCATATCATAAGTGCAGGTCTGTAAGATCTTATCACGATTCTTCATCTTCATCACCCTCCACGTCCAGGCCGAGTTCAAGTCTGTACTCGACGATCTTAGCATACGGCTCGTAAGTAATTGATACAGCAACGCCTACAGCCATGATCAGAGCACCGACAACCATACCGATACAGAACATTCCCATTACTTCTCACCTCCGTTCAGGATCTCGTTTGCCATCAGCTCATGCAGGCAGGTCGAGCAGTATATACCTATATTCTCTCCGTCCTTGAATACGTCCATCAGCATACAATCCCAGTTACTTGCTGCTATTGTATTACCGTTGTATTTTTCGAGACAGCCCTTGCAACAGGTCTGTCCGTTTCCGTTCCTGTGTTTGGTTTCAATAGTCATTAGTATTCTCCTTTCATCAACATTGAATATGCGAGATAATTCATGTGGCAGCATATAGCAGGATGAGGACAGTCTTCTATCCTGATGCATTTAGTTCCATCACACATATATATTATCCACTTGATATCATCAACTGTCTTCATCACTTGCCCTCCTGTTCCATGCTTCGGCAGCTCTGGCTTTCAGCTCTTCAGCTGTTGTTGCCCACTCAGGCAGTTCACCATCATACCTGATGTGGGATAATACTCTCCCACCCACTGCACCACCTCTGCCGAAACATTTAGGACAACGCACCGAATATGTATCATAGTAGACTATATCGTCTAAGCCTGTATATCCTGCTCTTTTTCTCTTGCGGTCTATTTTCAGCTTGCTGTAACCGCAGAACGGACAAGGTTTAAGGTCTGGCACCGTCTTCAACTCCCTCCATAAAGTCAGCAAAGTCACTCATGCAATCCTCGCACAGGATTGTATTGTCTCCGTCACTGAGCAGCCCTGATGCAGTTCTTTCAAGATTTGTTAATGACCATGCTCCTACTCGATCATGCCGGAACAGGTATGCATCGTCCAGTCCTGACAGTTCACAGCTGCAGCGATCACATTTTAATGATAATGCCATTATGAATCACCGTCCATTCTCGCACCACACTCGCTGCAATAATTGCCCTTGCAAGGTACATACTTACTGCAGGCAGAGCAGATATATCCTACTCTGCCACCGCCGAAGCCGTCATCAAAGATTTTCTGATCGCTCCATGTGCCGTGCTGATCGCCTGCAGCACGTACCCTCTCTATTGCCTTGTAGGGATTGCCTGCATATACAAGAGCTGTAACGCTTGAGCCCTTCTTGCGTACTGAATACAGCCTGTTTTCATGGTAATATGCTGTATAATCACCGCTGACGGTCGTACCGACAAGGTCTTCATCATGGTGATATTCAGCTATGGTGTGAGCTGATTTGTCAATCTGATTCAACCACATCTTTTTTCCTCCTCCCACTTTGCTGGAACAGAGCAGTCAAATCCACTGCTCCTGTTCGTAAGCGATTCAAACAAATAATCTAATGCTTTTTCAAGATGTTCTTTGTTGTCATCTTCATACAGTGGATATACGTCGTAGTCTCCGTTATCGCTAAAGCACGGTGTGACTGCTATCAGCTTATTGCCTTTGATACTAACGGACTCAATGTGAGCCATATTAATGAGCTTTCCACTCTGAGATTTAATTATAAACATACCTTACTCCTTCCCGACGATTTCTGTTATCTTATCATACAGCTCATTCGCATTGTTGGTTTGCTCATAGTGAGCAAAGAATGCAGCTCTCAGTACAGGCTGGACCTTACGAAGCAGTTCATCATATCCCTTGTTTTTGGCTTCAAGGAAACCGCAGGTATCTACCATGTTATTATAGTCCGTGCCGACCTCTTCGAGCTTCTCAGTCAGTCGGTGTATTTCACCATCAAGTCTATTTTTATCGGCTATGAGCTGAGATATCATTGCAGATATCTCAGTCTCAGAATACCATTTTCCATTGATAAGCATTATTCGTATTCAACCTCCTCCGAAGAATGTCTCTGTATTGTTGATCTCAGGTAATCGTTCTCACGCTGGAGCCTTGCGTTTTCCTGCTTCAGACCGCAGGCTGTTTTCATAGCTTCCTCGAAGCCTGTTGTATATCCCTGTCGGAACGCCTGCTCCACTTCGTCATTGACCTTTGACATTATCCTGTTTGCGGATGCATCGACCTGAGCTTCACAGTTCGGACAAGCCTGTCTGCCTTCTGGGATAACATTACCGCATATAACGCAGAGGTTATCAGCTGCCTTTACTTGCATTGTCTTCTTCCTCCTTCATGCGTTCTAACTGCCTGTTGATTTTATCGTTCATAATGCTGTCAATATAATCCTCGCCAATGATCATACGGAGCTGCAGAGCAACCACAAGAACGTCGGCAAGCTCTTCTTCCATCTGCTTAATAGCTTCTGTATTGCCACGGCGGAGCTTATTTCTGGCAACCGTAAACTCCGCAGATTCCTCGACAAGCATATCAGCCTGATTCGAGAAGCCGTAATGCATAGCCAGCTGTCTCAGTTTTTCATCCATTGTTTTCTTCTCCTTTCAGGATAGTAACTCCTCCGACAGAGTAACCTTCACGTATGCGATCCTGCATTATCTTGCAGACCTCAATATACTGGTCATACTCTGCCTTAAGTTTCTTGTAGGTATTATATACCGATACCTTGTAATCGTGTCCCTGTTCCTTTGTGATCTTGCCTGCCTGGTATGTCGCATATACTCCCATGAGCATATAATAAAGCATCGTCTCCGGCGGTTTCAGATCTTCCGGACAAGGCTTGCCACGAGCTGCATCATGCTCTATCTTCTGTAACAATTCTGACTGCATCCTCAACACTCCTTGCTATATCAGCTGTACAGCCGTATCGTTCTCTCATGGTTTTAATGAAGTTCATCTGCTCGTCGCTTGCAGTGCCAAGCTCGGTCTTGACCTCGATAAAGACTATACGACCGTCCTTAATTGCCGACAAGTCACTGCGACCTTTGACAGCTCCTGTTGCGAAATACGGAATCTTGTCGAGCTGGACCCGAAGCTCCGATGAAACTGAACGCTTGAGCTTGTCCATGAGCTTCTTTGGTATCAGATAACCAGCTCCAACATTGATTCTCTCGGTGTAGTATCCCATCTCTGAGAGCTTTAAACGGATAGCTGACTGTATATCATGCTCGGTCATACTCCTATAATCCTCCTCATATTGTCATATTTGTGCGGTACAGCTATATCATGCAGCACGGCGAAGCGTACAGCCCACTGTATTTTATATCCTCTGGCCTTCCTGATCCGTTCGACATCTGACCACGATTCTGCTGTTAAGTCAGAATATTTGGTATTCTTGATATCTTCCTGTCGCTGCATCTCAACAAGGTCAATCTCTACGACCGCCTTATCTTTTCGCTGTATCTCTTTGACTGCAGCATAACCGCAGTAAGGACACTTTTGTTTGGTCGGAGGATACACGGCAAAACACATCGGGCATTCCCTTATTTTCACTGTGTTCTCCTGTTTCTTCTTGGATTCAAGTGACCATTCTCTTTCATCGTCTGGAAGTCCATGCAGATAGCAATTGCCGACATGGTCTATAATAATTGCTGTTTTATCGGGCATATATCGCATTGAACGCATTGACTGCTGTATATACAGTGTCAGGCTCTGTGTAGGACGGAGCAGGACTGTGCATTCGCAGTCAGGAACGTCTAAGCCCTCGCCGAACAGTTCGCAGTTTGTCAATACCATTATTTTGCTGTCTCGGAAGTCCTGCATGATCCTCGCTCTGAGTTCCTTCGGTGTATTTCCGCTGAGTGACGCTGCTGTATATCCTGCCTGTCGGAACTGCTCCGCTGTCTCTTCCGCAGCTTCCACCGATGCACAGTAAGCAATGGTTTTCTTATTCTTAGCCAGGCGTTCCCACTGTTTTACTGTTTCTCCGTATATCTCGGAGTTTTGCATTAATTCAGCTACCTCGTCAGCTTTATAATCACCTGCTTTGATATGCAGTCCTGAAGTATCTGCAAGTTTGACTGAGTAATACTTGTACGGCGACAGATAATTGTTATCAATAAGCCACTTAGTTGAAACTGACGTTATTAGCTTGTCGTATATCTCGCCCAGACCGCCCCTGTTGAGCCTGATAGGCGTTGCTGTGAAGCCAAGCCTCAGAGCGTCGGGGAATGCTTCATAGATTTTTTTGTAGGTATTTGCTGTGCTGTGGTGTGCTTCATCAGTAATAATGATCTTCGGCTCTGGTATCTGTCCGAGCCTTCGGCTGACGGTCTGTACCATGCTGACGGAGCATAATTCCATATCAACGCCCTGAGATGTGAATGTGTTTGTAATTTGCTCACACAGCTCTTTGCGGTGGACGAGAAACAGTACTCTGTTGCCCTTGTCCGTCGCTGACCGTGCGATCTCCGCCTGAATGACTGACTTGCCACCTCCGCAACCGAGAACAGAAACAATCGACCTGCAGCCATGCAGGATAGCAAGTCGAATCTTGCCTATAAGTTCAGCTTGATATTCGCGTAGTTTAATAGTACCACCTTCTTTCATGTTTGAATTTGTTTTCCTATTTCTGCAACAACATCAACTGTCACTCCGTTGCCTGCCTGTTTGTACAGCTGATTGTCTGAATTTACAAATGCAGCCTTTAAAAAATAATCATCTGTCCATCCCTGTAAGCGGAAACATTCAAGCGGTGTCAGCTTGCGTATAGCTATGTAGCAGTTATATTTTTCGTACCATACCGCATACACTGTGGTGCTTTCATTCAGCTTTACAAATATTCCCTGATTGCATCCACAGTCCAGTGTCTGAGCGACTTGATTTCCCACACGGTCCCTTCTTGTCTTGCTCTCAGGCATGGATAAGTTTATGCTGTCTCCCTCATGTGCTATTGCATAGCCTTGCTTAGTGGCTTCTTTGACTTTCAAAGCCACTCCGTGACGGTCCTGTGCCGTCAGCGTGAATGCTTCGTCACCGTTCTCCTTGAACCGTCTGCCGTTTTGCCTTTTCTCTGCTCGGTCAGGTGTGAGAACAGGAATTGTAACCGCTGTTCCTGTTTGTGCGAATTTAGCACAGCCTTTGTTATATCTTGCGGTTAGTGTATTTGATATTTCTCGTTCCTGTCCGTTCTCGTTAAAATCAATGCCGAACTGTACAGGGATATGCGGTTCTCTGCCACCACCGTCCATCTTGTTAAGGCATGGGGATATTCCGTCAGTATCATACAGGCGGTATTGATTCGGGTTTGTTCGGTGTGATTTCTGCATACCGATCTGATTTACTTCACAAACACTATCTTCTCCGTCTGCACCTTTGAGAGGAAATATTTGCTTGATACCTCTGCTTCTAAGATGTCCGACAGTGTACACTCGCTCCCTGTTTTGCGGTACTCCGAAATTCTTTGTGTTGAAAATTTCCCACTCTGCATCATACCCCAGTTCGTCCAGTTCAAGGAGAATGGCAAGGAAGTCAAATCCTCTGTTGCTTGATAGCATTCCCTTAACATTTTCGTAGATAAGCCATTCAGGTCTATCTTCTTCTTTGAGTTCCCCAAGAACCCGAAATACTTCTCGAACGAGGGAACTTCTGTCCCCCCCAAGTCCTTTTCGCTGTCCTGCGATGGAGAAGTCCTGACAAGGTGCGCCGAAGCACCAACAGTCTGCCCGAGGTACGTTGTCAGCGGTGATAAGTCGAACATCAGCTGAATACCACTCTCCATTTCTGTATTCCTCCTTTAAGATTTCTTTCTGTCTTGCCTTTAAGTCCATGCCTGCAAGTCGGGACCGTTGCTCATCTGTGATCAGATGCATTGAGGTGTAGCTTGCAGTTGCGAACTTGTCCCACTCGCAGAATCCAACACATTCATACCCTGCAAGTTCCATTCCTCTGCGGAATCCTCCCACTCCGGCAAATAAGTCAAGAAAATCCATACTCTTTATCTCCTTTTCCACGTTTCCCACGCAGTCCCACATATAAGTGGGCTTACCATTTTTGCGAATTATAGCCGTTTCCGTTGCAAAGTCCCACCGTCCCACCTATTTCGCACATTCTCTCATGCGTGAGAAAAATATATATAATTTCATTGAATAATATAGTGTATATATTATTTTGGTGTATATCTGGGGGGAAGGTGGGACTTTTCAAAACAAGGGACACAAACCGCTATATTGCGGTTTTTTACCGTCCCACCTTGTGTGGGTAATTTTGTGGGATTATAAGTAATCAATGTCTGTATCGTAGTCAGTGATGGCTTCAGCAAGCTCCATAACAATGTATCTTGCTCTGTGTCCGTCCACTGATGTTTTCTTTGAACTCTTACCGTCTTTATCAGGCTCAATCAAATAGTTCGATCGCAGCCAGGATATAACAGCTCTTTCATCAAAACCGTTATCGGTAAGTGCCTTTCTGAATACCGTTGATATAATGTAAGCCTTGTTTTCGGCTTCGTCAACCTTGCCCCAGAATTCGCCGTTATTATCCGAAGTCTGGAAGCGACTTGCGTTTATTGCCACCCAGTCACACAGGAAATTGTAAGCTCTCTGTCCTGCAGAAACTTCCGATTTTTCTTTCAAGAAACCTGATATCTGATCTACAGTAAGAGATTGTCCGCTTTTGAAGATGAACTTATCAGCCAGCTCATCAGCCACAAGTAGCATTGCTGCAGCCATTGCCTGTTTCTCGGTCGAATCTCCGCTTGAGAGCTGCTTGAACAGATCCCTATATCGTATCATTGCCTGTTCTATCACGCTCTCATCCAGAGCTTCAATGAACTCTCTGCCTGCAAAGCCGTAATTCTGTTTGACAATAGATGAAGTTGTGAAACCGTCCTTTATGACTGATTCCGATGCACGGCACTCGATATCTACAACTCTGTTCACCGCTCCTGCTCCGGCCGAAGCCTGCACTATCGGTGATTCGCCTGTGGTAAGTATACACAAGCTCCACGTTGGCACTTTGTCAATACCGCCTGCACGGTTTCCTCGGCCACGTCCAACGCCCTGAGCCAGCTGATAAACATCGAACTTGCTGTGTCCGTGACTGTCTTTACTGAGCTGTAATTCGTCAATACATAACGGAATATTATTTAAAAACGCTGCCGTTCGTTCACAAGAAACCTGAGTTGAATTGAATGTCTGAATATATTTACCAACATCAGGATCGCCCCAGACACTTGCAGCAAGCATCAGAGCGACCGTTTTACCAGTGCCTGATTCAACGCCCCACAAGTGTACGAAGAACGGCAGGCATCCCATTTTATTAAGTAATGGACTTGCAAATGAAGCTGCAAGCAGTATCTGCGCTGTGAGCGATTCTGTTCGGCATTTCTGGGCTTCTGAAAGCCATAAGGTATAATTACCCTTTGAGGAGATAGCGTCGTAAATATTGCGGTAATTTGCTTCTCCGTCAAAGATAAGATTATCTACATACGGTGAGAACTGACTACCGTCACCGATGAAGCCGAGCCTTCCCACCGATTCTGTCTCAGGTATAATGTCAGGATTGAATGTTTCAACGTCGCACAAGAACTCGGAGAGCAATTTCGCTGACTTCGATGTAACGGAAACACCAAGAGCAGAGTATTGAATGATCTTGGAACTATCGAACAGTTCACGTTTGCTTGCTATAAAATCACGCCAGTACTTGCCCTTGTAGAATGCAACACGAAGCTTTTCTTCGCCTGTATCGATATTAACAAGTCTTTCAACAGGCATTATCGGATGCTGACAGGCATATTCCTCACGATCTTTGAGTATCTTTGAAACGCCTGTGCTGTCGCAGTGCCACTCGCCACATTCCAGTTCAATTGGTTGATTTGGAAAGTCGGAAGGATTCAGCAGTGTAAGACTGCTCTGATTGACCTTCCGCATTCCGTTCACAAATGCTTTGTATGTCTGCTTGAATCTGCGATATCCGCACTTTGCAGCTTCTATGCTTATTCGTTCAAGTGCTCTCTGCTGCAGGAACGGTGTCGGCTGATAGAAGACTTCCTTGTAAGGTTCTTCTGTTTCCGTGAAGTCGAACAGGCTGTAGTGGAAACGCCACTCCAAGCCGTTCATATCATCTGGACTTATACCGCCGTTCTTTGCTGCTTCCAGGCAGCGTACAAACAAAGCCATTTTATTAGCTATTTTTGCAGCTCTTCTCAGAGTTGTCAGATTATCAGTAAGCTGATCCTGAGTTTCGCTGTAGTAAGCTATGTTCTGTAATATATCAACTATAACTGTCGCTCTGGCATTATCAGTTTCATTTTCATAACAAGCACTTGCCTGTTGTTCTGTTAACGTATAAATACTATCACCTTCTTTCAGTTTTTATATCTGAAAGTGTGATTAAAACGGAACGTCGCCGTCGGAAAGGATCTCCTCAAAGTCACTGAGATTGCTGTAAGCCATGCTATCTGTATTCGCTGTCGCAGGTGCCTGAGACGGAGCAGGAGCAGCAGTCTTTCCCATGATGCCGATGTACTCACAGTTGAGCGTCTTGTATGTCTTGCCTTCGTAGTCGTTGGTTTCGAGCTTGCCGATGCAGAATACAGAATCGCCCTTCTTGATAGCTCCTGCAGCTCTTGCCTGATTATGCCAAGCAATGCAGTTAGTCCATACCGCTTCGCCACGTTCGTTCGGGTTCTGTGACGGTCTGGTTGCTACTTTAACGCTCCATCTGGTGTATGTCTTGCCGTTCTGAGATGTTTTCATTTCAGCGTCCTTTGCGACGAATCCCGAAATCATGAAACTTCCATCCTGTAATTTGCTATACATTTATATTTTCCTCCTTGTGCTGATGAATATATACATACTCGCTGTTCTCACCGATATTATCCATCAGCCATTGATCGCATTCTTCTTTACTTAAATGTGTCTTAAGCACACGGTACTCATACACATACTGGCCTGCAGCTTCCTTCGCCTTTATCCGTTCCTGTATATCTTCTTCACTGTAGTTTGCTTCCACAAGGTATAGGTCATAGTTCTTAGCTGATATGCCCTGGACCGTCGAAGTGTCGGTGATGTATACAGCTTTCTCCGCTCCGCTGAATATTCTCCATCCGCAGTTGTCAGTATCGTGATAAAGCTGTATAGGCGATATCTTGAAGCTACCGTAATTGTAGAGCTTGCCGACCTGAAGCTGATCTATGTTAAGCTCTGATACACCGCAGGCAATTAGCTCCGCTGTAAGCCACTTACAGCAAGCAAACCGAAGTGTCAGCCGTTCTGCTGCAAGCCTGCGTATTGTAGTTTTATTGAAGTGGTCTGAGTGTATATGCGTCAATAATACTATTTTCAGATCCTTTTTGACTTTGCTCAATGACCGCAATGAAACACCGCAGTCAATGAGCATATAGTCATTTATGACAACTGCATTACCGGCGGAGCCAGTTGCAATTATCTTATAATTCATCGAAAGTAACGTCTATCGGCTCATCCGCAGGCTCTGGCTGAGAAACAATCTCAGGTTCGGGCTGTGGTATGATCTCAGGCTCTGGATATGGCTGCTCGTTATTCACTGGAAGTGGCATCTCGTCAGCTTCGTACATACCGCCGAGATCCTCGACAAATGTCTCTCTCAGTGCCCTGACCTTTGCGACTTTTTCAACCATTGTACCGCCTTTTGTTGCCCACTGAGTATTAAGATATCCATCTCTTGTCTTCTGTGCGACCTCGTCAAACGCTACGCTGCAATATGTAGGATGTGTCCAGTCCTTGCGGTATACCTTCGCCCAGCCACCGACAAGCCTTTCGGAATCTCTGAGATAGAATGTACCTGCTCTCTCGATGATATCGCCTGTATTGATGTTCTGAACTATGACACCGCTTTCAATACCATCAAAGCTCGGATTCAAAACTGCTCTCTTAAGCACTGCGTCCTTGCCGACTACGATCTGAGCAGGACTTTTGCCATACTTGATGCAGTAAGCTTCCTTCAAAAACGGATTAAGCTTCCTTACCTTGCACAGCTCAGTGAAAAGCTTGAACTCAGGAAGTGTGATTGTTCCGTTCTCACTTCCTACTATGTACTGCTGTACAATCGACGGTGTAAGAGTGATTTTGCTGCCGTCTACTTCGTATGATACTGTCAGCTCTGCTTTCTGAGCTGCCTTCTGATCCTGATTAGCCATATGTATAACCTCCATTATCTAAGAATGCCTTAAGCTCTCTGAGCTTGTCCTTTGTAGCTGTAACTGTGAATTTGAGTGTATAGAGCTGTTCTTCCGCAGGAGCTTCAACTTCTGGTATCGGCTCAGTTACTGCTTCCATGATAGGCTCTGGAACTGCTGCTCTGATCTCGGCGATGTGCTGTTCTTCAGCTGCCTTCCTGATCTCGGCTTCTTCTATACGCTTCTTCTCGTCCTCAATAGCCTTGAACCTTGCGTTAACGCCTGTTACTGCTGCCGATGCGTTCAGGGTCTTTTTGTACTCAACAAGTATCTCAGCCTTATGCTCTTGAGTATCGATAAGTGCAAGATCGTCGTCGATGCGGTCAATGAATGCCTTTGCCTGCTCCTTAAGGCTCTTAAGGCTTGCCGACAGGGGAATGTTGATATTAGCCTGCTCAAATGTCACGAAGTCGATGTTTTTGCACTCAAGATACTCGTCAAAGTAAGCCTTGACTTCTGCTGCCTTCTTGTCTTTGAGTTCCTTTTCTACTCCGTCAATCTTGGCTTTCAGGTCAGCATCGGCTTTCTTATAGGTGTCTGAAACGCAGTCCTTATATACCGCTTCAAACTTCTCATACGGTGTCATGACGGCTGTCTTGACTTCCTTGCGTTTTTCTTCCCATGCCTTGAACTCAGCGTTCAGCTCGGCTCTGGCTTTCTTGACCTCTTTTACGGTCTCGTCGGTGCAGACAAGTGAAGTTGCTGTCTCCACTCTCTTTACAACTGCTTCCTTGACTTGTGCAAGCTGCTCAACGATGATCGGGAGCTGCTTGACTACGATGATTTCTGTGCCCATGTTTTTTCCTCCTTAGAATTAATCAATATACTTCAGGACATCTCTTGCAAGTGCAAGAAGGCTGTCCGCTGTGACATCAATTGGTGGCTTGCTGTATTCACCTGCTTCGGTGAACCATACGACGGTGACAGTTTCCATGCCGTTGTCGTGAACCTGATACTCAAGCCGTAGTATCTTCGGGTATACTCTCTGAACAAGTGTGAGAAGTTCGCACCTGCAGAAGTAGTATTTCTCTTCCTGGACCTTATCCATGATTACCTCCTATCGCTGCTTCGGGACAAATGTCTAATAGATCATCACGGATAACTGATGATTTTATCATAACATCATCGTTCTTATACTTGCCGAGCAGCGTTTTCACATGACGCTCTGTAGAGCCACAACGTCTACAATTGCCATTTAAAGCACCTAAGGCAAGCATATATACATCTTCGAGTGCTTCATATTTGTGAATGGTCCTGTAAGTGCTTGCTGAGCCGGTACACTGATAGTTTGCTTCAGCTTCTGCCAGCTTCTTGCGTATGCGTTCCAGTTCTTTGGAATACTCGGCATATTTGGATTTTTCGTAATCTGTCATGATACACCTCTCATTACTATCCAGAAGTAATAGAAGTCCAGCTCCGATTCGGAGCAGCCGTACTCTATATCTTCAACTTCCTTGAATGTCATAGGTCTGTGCATCTGTACAAGACGAGCGAGTAACTGTGCTGCTTTATCTCTTCTGGTCATACCGTCGCCCTCTTGCCGAAAAAATCAACACACGCCTTGACAAATACTTCCTGGTCTGCTTCGGAAAGATTGTGCTCGGCAACGTATTCTTCCCAGTCAATATGATCCTTGATTCTTTCGAGGATCTGAGGAACTGTGTTTGCACGATGATCACAGAACATCTGCAGGCCGTTCAGTGGCTTGATAAGTAAGCCGTTATCATCGAGATACTTGTAGTCGATGGCTCTTATAATACCGTCGTGAAGACCCTGAATAATGGCGTATTCATGTCCTTTGTAATGGAAGCACTTAACAAGAGTGCTGTAACGTTCTTTCATACTGCACTCCTTTCTACGGATATAACTCTGCAGTCATGACGCTTACAAATGCGTGATACCATTCTCCAGAAGCGGTGGCTGTCAACTACGCAGTTGCATTCAAGCACACTGAGGTCACTAAATTCTACAATAATCTTACGCATATCTTTCATTCTCCTTATCTGATTTTAAGTTCTCCGCAAATCAGCGTTGCGAAGTCTATCCTGCAATACTGCGAGATCAGGACGAAATCGTCATAGCTGAATTTGCACCATGGTTCTTTCATTCTTGCAATCCATGTGGGTTTTGAAATGCCGAGCAGTTCCGAAAGCTCGGAAATAGAATAACTCTTCTGTATCAGTCGCAGGTTATTCAGAAGCCTTTGATGATCTTTCTGTCTTTCGGCTGCCTTCATGGTATCATCTCCTTTCAGTTATCACACTTAATAGGCTCTAAAAGAGCGTCAGTGGTTGTATTCAGTACCTTAGCGAGTTTCTTTAACATAACTATGTCAGGCTTTCTTACTCCACTTTCATACTGCGTTATGGTTGAAGGAACTACTCCGACAAGCTCAGCAAGCTGAGCCTGTGTCATGTTAAGTGCAATACGGTACTTGTATATTGCGACCATGTGATTTATCATCTCCTTTTTAATACGTGTTGTTCACGTTTCGTGAACTATGTTCTAATTATAATTCACGGTTTGTGATTTGTCAATATAAGAAATCACATTTCGTGATTTAGCATAAATCTGTTGAAATATTATTGACGGTATTCACAGTTTGTGATATAATATTCACAGGAGGTGACTTTTAATGTTAGGTGATAAAATTAAAGAACTACGAAAAAGTAAAAATATGTATCAGCAAGACCTGGCTGCAGCACTTTCCGTTTCCAAAAGCACTGTGGCAATGTGGGAGACTAACAAAAGGATCCCTGATACATCAATGTTAGTAAAAATTGCTGAGTACTTTGACATTACTGTTGATTACCTTCTTGAAGAAGAAAGAAGAGTTTCTGCTATTCAGAAATACGGCTTTTGTTATTCTGCCGAAGAAGTCAACGAGAAGAAAGCTGAAAGCCGTAACAAGATCAGCTCCGGATCTCTATCCGATGAAGAACTCCTGAACGAAGCTATTACTATATATAAGGTACTGTTTTCAAGAAGCCTTGCTGCCTGTTGGTATAATCCGAAGCACGTTTCTTTTGAGGATTACTGTGCTATGATGTTAAATCAGGAGCAGCGATCAATATATGGTGACCTATCTGATGATAAGTTCCAATGGCTCAAAGGTGAACTCATAAAAAGATATGGTCAAAAGCCTGGGATTCCACAAGGCACATATTATAATATTGATGAATCTCAGCCTTCATTGGCTATAAATGCAATAAAAAAATCACTTCCTGCCACAGGGACAAGAAGTGATTTGATTGGTGATATTGATGATCTTACAGACGAAGAAGCCATCGAATTAAAAGACTATATCAAATATTTAAAATCTAAGCGTCAGAATCAGGAATAATAATAATTAGTCCTAACTCAATTAAGCCATCTAAAATTTCATCATTAAGTACATCTCTTTCTTCTTTCGACATCTTTCGCACCATCCCTTAAAAAATTATCGCTCCGCAGAGGTACGGAGCGACATGAGCACAGTTGCCGTGATCGGATAGTATTGTGACGTAATAGTAAGATGATAGTATAAATGACAACTTCAACAGCAATTCCGTCTTTGCTGTTCCTCTGCACTAAGTATACCAGATTACTATGTATACTTTCAAGCAAGTATTTGGATATTTTGTGTATATTTTTGGTATATTAAGGAGGAAAAACCAATGGAAATTGAAGCAATGAAAAAACAGACTATCGAAAGGCTTAAGCGTGTTAAGAAGGAGCAGGAGCTTTCCTATTCAAATATTATGGATATGCTGTCCAGCAAAGGCTACTATCTGAGTGAGCCAACACTTAAGAAGGTGTTCTCCGAGAACTCGGATACATACAACTTCAAATACAGGGACACCATTGCACCACTGGCCGATGTTCTTCTGGACCTTTACGGAGATGCCACAAGTGAGACTGCTTCGGAGGAAGTCAAGCATCTGATCAGAGAGAAAAACAAGATGATTGAGATCTTATTGTATAAGAATGAGGAACAAAAGGCAGATTATGAGCGTCGAATATCTCACCTCAAGAAGCAAGTTGAACGTCTGGAAGGCAATCTCGATTTTCGTGAGCGTATGATAGACCGCAAAGATGAAGTAGTCAGTAAGCTGTTAGACAGTATCTCACATAAAGATGAGATAATAGAAAAATTACTAAGAAATAAGATAGAGGAGTGATTATATGGCCAATCGACAAGCTCAAAATTATGTATACGCAGAGAATCCTGATCCAAAATATTGCAAGAAATGCAGATATTGTAAACAGCTGATTGATAAGAAAGCCACAATATGTCCTTTCTGTAGAAAATCACAACCTTTAATTCCACCATTAGTCTGTATTGCTATCTTAGCTGTGATTATAGGAATGTTTATTCATTTTTACGAGCCTTCGGATAATAGCAATACCAACAGCCAAAATACTACAGTATCAGATGAAAGCTCTTCTGAGAAGATGTCTGCGTCTGATTATGCAAAATTGCACTTAGGCACATATCCGTATTCATATTTAGGATTAATTTCTCAGCTTGAAGAAGGCGGAGGATATTCGCATGAAGAAAGCGTGAGTGCAGCTGATAGCTGTGGTGCTGATTGGAATGAAAACGCCGTCAAGGCTGCACAAGGATTTGCAGAATTTTCAGCAACAAACGTTGAAGAATTAAAAGGATTACTAAAGGACGAGAAATTCACTGATGAACAGATTGAATATGCTATTTCTAAGTTGAAACAGTGAGGTGATCCTATGGCAAAAGCTAAACAGCTCCCATCTGGCTCTTGGCGTGTGCAGGTGTATGATAGCACAACAAAGAAATACCTTTCATTTACGTCAAGCTTGCCAGGTAAGGCAGGCAAGAACGAAGCCGAGTTTCTTGCAAAGGAATGGCAGTCGGGACGTAAGAAGAGAACCGTGTCCAATCAGAAAACGATCTATGACCTTGTTAAGGAATACATCGAAAGCAAGGAAGCTCTGCTGTCTCCGTCCTCAATCAGAGGATATTATATCATTCTCAACAATGCTCTCGGTGACTTCGGAGACAAAAAAGTCCGTCTTGTAACTGAAAAGGACTTGCAGTTCTGGGTCTCTCAGAACGCACAGAAATACGCTCCTAAGAGCGTCAAGTCTCAGTATGGGTTAGTTACCGCTGCCATGCGACAGGAGCGCATACAGCTTGATTTTGCAAGCGTTCTGCTGCCTAAGATTCCGAAGTCCAAAAGAAAGATACCGACCGAAGAGGAAATTGCTATTATTTTACACATGGTCGAGGGAACTTCCGTCGAGCTTCCTGTAACAATAGCAGTCTGTCTCGGTATGCGTCAATCAGAAATTGCAGGCTTGAAGTGGACTGACTATGACGGCAAGAGCTTTGACATTCACGCTGCCGTTGTTCCTGACAAAAACAACAAATACGTCTACAAGGAAAGCACTAAGTCCGAAGCCAGCACCAGAGTGATAGAAGTAGACGGTATCCTGAAGGAGCGTCTGGACCGTGCGGAGCGTGTATCTGAATTCATTTCTCCGATGCTTCCGAGTTCGGTTCTCAGGAAATTTGACAAGCTCTGCGATAAAAACGGTTTGCCACACTTTACCATGCACGAGCAACGTCACGGTAACGCCAGTATGATGCTGGCAAAGGGAGTACCTGATAAGTATGCTATGAAACGACTTGGACAGTCTTCTCCGAACATGATAAAAGACGTTTATCAGCATCTCTATGAGAGCAAAGAGAAGGAAGTAGCAGAGACAGTTTCAAACGCTTTTTCAGACATATATCACACGAAATATCACACGAATGAAGATTAAAGGCGAATTATAGCACAAAGAGTGAGTTTTCAAATCTCTCAATCCGCGCCATGCATCAAATCCCGATGTTTCGTACAATCAACGAAATATCGGGATTTTCTTATTGTCAGAGGTATATTTTCCTTAACTCAAAGTTAAGGTTTTTTTACTCAAAAACAAGGTTTTTTGAGCTAAATATCACACGACATATCACACGACTTTTTACATATACTTATTATAATAGAAGAATCCCCTGCTACAAAAGCAGGGGATGTATTTTTACTTCATCTCGTTCATAAGCCTTTCGAGCTTTTTACGGCTCTGCTCATCAGGAGCCTTGTTCATGAGTTCCTCAATTTCAGTCTTGAAGTCCTCTTCGGCATCAGCTCTGCTGTATCCTCTTTCAGCGTAACGTCCCATACGATCACGATTTGCATTTCTGCCTCTGCCGTATGATCCTCTGTTGGAGCTGCCACCTTCATATGAACCACGATTACTTGAACCGCCGTCCATTGAGGTTTCGCCATCAAAGTAGTATCTGCCGTCCCAGTAGTGACCTGAATAGCCTTTATCTTCCGCTTCCATCATGGCGATGGTTGTTTTCAGGCTCTTAAGTGTATGAGTTAAACGGTCCAGATATTCTACATCACGCTCATTGAGCTTACCGTTTGACTGTCTCAGCTTCTGATTGCACTCTGAAAGCTCAACGCTTATTGTTTCACAGAGTTCATAAAGTGTATCAAGTAAGTTATTCATTCTTATCCTCCTTTCAGGCGATTCTGTTGATAACGAGATTTGAGTTCTGCACTTCAATTACTGGTGCAGGTGCTACCGTTGGGTCTGTCGTTGCCGGAACTGCATCCACTGACAGAGAGAAGCAGCAACCACGAGGAACCTGAATTATTGCTGTAGAAGTCACGTTCCCATATTCCTCGACAGCTGCAGGTGTTATAATAGCACGGCTTGTAAGTCTTGGTTCGCCGTTTACTGTGATAGCAACAGCAATAGCACCAACTGTACCGCCTTCTGGAATTGCAATGTTGCCATTATATGTCACCTGATATGTTGCAAATCTCGCACAAGCGTTATTTACGATACCTCTGAGGATAAAAATACCAGTCTCGTCTTCGTGATACACGTATCCCTTAGTACATGGTATAGAAGCTGTGAACTGCACAGGAGCGTTGAGAGCAACGTCCTGAACAGCGTTTGCTAAATATTCAGCAGCCATATCGTCTCACCGCCTTACTTAGAACGATCCACAACCACAACCGCTTACAGCGTTGCAGCAGTTAGGATTCTGAACAACGTATGCCGGAATAGCTCTCGGAGCTACATACTGCTCTACCTCATTTGCAAGGTTTCTCTGGCCGAGCTGAATAGCAGCAGTCTGAACGTCCTGAGATGCCTGACCACGTGCGAACATAAGCTCGGAACGAAGCTGAGCAATAATATCATTCTTGCTCTCGATTTTATCTGAGCAAAGCTGATCCTTAATGCTCTGGATACCGCTGTTGAAAGCATTGAGCAGTGCATTGGTATTCTGAGCGTCGGCAGTTCTTGTTGCACAGCCTTCCTGAGCAAGAGTATACTTGACATCAGCTGTTGCTGCACGGTTCTCACAGCAGCAGTTCTGCAGATTCATGTTTACTCCGTTAATTGCTGCGGTATTAGCTGTCTGAGCTGCAAATGAACGCTCAAGGTCGCTGATCTGATTTGTGTAGAGCTGCTGGGCAATCGCATTCTGAGCACCGTTAATTGATGCGTTTACTCCGGCGAAGCCACCGCAAAGCGAATTCTGGACGTTTCCGAAGCCTGCACAAAGAGCATTCTGCACATCGCCAAATCCACTGGTTACTGCATTCTGGATGTTGCCGACCTGGTTACTAAGCTGAGCATCTCTGAAGCCGTCGCTGATGTGTTCAGAATTGTTGAGCCAGGGATAGAGATAGTCCATGCCCATCATACCCATGCCCATCATCGCACCTGCTCCGCCCATGCCGAAGCCACCGAAACCGCCCCAGCCACCGCCGAGCACAAGAAGCAGGAGTATCCATGCCCAGTCTCCGCCGAAACCGATGCCACCCATGCCACCGCCGTAACCGCCACCATACATAGGAGCGACAGGCATGATCATGCCGTTTCCGTTTCCATTTTCTGTGAGTGCCATATAGGCCTCCTTTCTCCGAGAAGCTATCTCGGTAAGCGACTATCTCCTTAAGGATAGTCGGTGATATTTATATCAAGGCTTATGCCCTAATACCATGTGTTAACGCCTGCCGAACATTCGCTTCATGACCTGCTGAGCCATGTTTAGTCTGTTGTTCGGTACTTTTCCACTGCTCATAACGTGCTGTAGCAAAGCCTGAGGATTGTTTTCCATTCCTTCCGGAATGTCTATCCCCATTTCCTTCATGCGGTTCATTGCTGCACTTCTTGGATCCTGATTGGTAGAGACATTCGTGTCACTACCAATAGCATTATAAAGCTCACTCGGCATTAATTTCAGTCCTTTCTGTAGACGCTGTTATTTCAGCTATTCTGGCTTCAAATTCCTCACGAGTAATATAACTGCTTGTGTCCGTAACGGTCACTGTGGGCTGCTGTGGTGCTTGCTGTGCGATTCTTTCCTTGTAGTCAAATACTCGTAAAGGCATCGGCATACCGCTTGCATCAGCGGTCTTAATAAAGAAACAGTTACTTTCAGAATCCATTAGAAGAACCGACTGCCCAGGACTGACAAAGTGGCTTTTTGCTCCTTCAATTCCCTGTACCCATGTCAGACCACCGTTTGATTGCTGCGTCTGAGCTTGTGGCTGGATCTGTGGCTGTATCATTTGCTGATACTGCTGCATAGGATTGTATGGATTGTATCCTGTTGAAAAGTAAGAATTATACGGCATAGTTTACTCCTTTACAAAGTAGTATGCGATTACCTCGTCACTGCTGTCCCAGTTGTCGTACAGCGTCTCATTTCTGATAACGGCCACATGAGAGCCAGTGGCCACAACATAGAGCTGTCCGTCAGGATGAGCCTTTGCGAACTCCTCGAAGGTCATTACCTCCGGCACAGGATAACGCTTGAAGCCCTTATACATGAGGTACGCTTCCCAGACGTTATTTGCGTTCGGCATATCGCACTGGATATATCCCTCAATACAGAGATCTATGTATGTCCTCTCCCACTGTTGATTAAGGGCAAGAGACAAGGCACGGATAACGCAGTCTCCGAGCCGTCGCTTGCATGGATTCACGTTTACAAATTCGTACATATTGATTCACCATCTTTAGTATAAAACAAAAAAGCCTAATCCACCATCAAGCGGATTAAGCTTTTTTCATTGTTATTTACTTGTTTTTGCACTTATGATTTTAATATTTTTTGAAACAATTGTTGCGACGTGCTGAACAGACAAATCAAATTCTTCTGCAAGGGCTTCAAGTTTAATGCAATCGATAAGCCGTCTTTTCATCAGCTTTCGGTCACGTTCTCCCTTCACCCAGTTGTCAATGATTGCTGCCAGATCTGTATTAGAAATAGTGGTGAATCTGTTCATAGTGCTTTATGAGTACTTCTCGTAGAGTGCTTTCAGTTCGGCAAGGAGTTCATCCTTTGAGTGCTCTTCCTGAGGAGCAGGAGCTTTCTCACCATCGAATACTGTTCCACGAATAAAAGTGTGTCCTTTAGGCCAGTCAATCTGCTTGGTCTCGTTGCCGTGCCACCAGTCGTATATATACGGCTCGTCACCTCTGGTATCGACATGGCAGCTGTCAGGCTCCATGATGCCTATACCTTTGAAGCCTACACGTTCAGCTGCCTCGGCAATGTCCTCAGCTGTGTAATAGCTTCCGTCCTTACGCTGTACCCTGATGTCAGCGGCCATTCCCTTGCGGTGCGCATCTGTCGGAGATCCCCACGGATTGTTGTTGCAGCGGTATCCGCTGTTGATGTATACTGCCTGCGCACCCATCAGAGCATGGAGCTTTTCAAGTCGCTCAATGAGCAGATCAGACATTTTTATTGACTTACCACAGCAGGAGCAGGCAAACTCCGAACTGTCAAAGTGGGCTGAGAGGTTTCCCATATAATCACTCCTTTACAAAGCCTTCCGTAATTGCAAGGTTTGAATGAAGCATCGCATCCTCGATGTGAGTTAAAGCTATGCTTTTCTCTCTGCAATTCGGGATTTTGTTGAGAAGCTCTTCGACTTCTATCAGCTTTCCCCTGATAGCATTGCTAAGAGCTACTTCACTCTCGTTGAATTCTCTTCTTGTGTACACAATCATCACTCCTTTTTATTTTTTTCGTGCTGCGTTCCGAAATAAAAACCCACAACCATTGTGTATATGGTCATGAAAATTTCTGGCTTTACCTCTCCAATGATGGAGAGGTAAACGAACGCAGCTGTTAAAGCAAATGTTACGATTGTCTTAACGTCAATGAGCCGTGCCAGCCTGTCTCTGAATTTCATGTTCCAGATCCTCCAGTCTGTGATTTATCACCTTGATCTGTTCCTCTATTACTGGCATTTTTTCTGTGGAGCTGTTGAGCTTATCAACTTTACGCTCTAACTGCTCTATACGGTATGAGGTCAGCTTTGAAGAAACAATGATACCGCCGAAGCTACCGCAAAGTGTGCCGAGCAATGAGAGGATTGTTATTATTGTTTCCGTTGTCATGATATCCTCCTTAAGGATTACTGAATGTAATTTCAGGACAGTCAGCGATTGCACGATGATACAGAGCGATTGCGCCAGGAACAGCAGGATGAACATTGTCATTGCTCAGCATTCCACTAAACCATGAGCCGTCTCCACTTGCTCCTACAGCCTTTGCAAAATCGATGTATCTGTAACCACTGTTCCTTACATAGTTGTTCTTGCCTTCATGATATATGTCTGGAACTGTCGGTATTGTTGCGAATATCGGAGTTATAGCGTACTGTTCACATACTTTAAGCACCCTATTAACGCCTGTCATCCATGCTGATGAAGGAGTATCATCATCTGTATCACTGCCGTCGTTCATGCCTAAGCACCATACTATTGCGTTCGGAATACCATAGTATTCGAGTGAATTATTAAGTGCAGTAAGAGCAGCAGCAGTGTTTTCACCTGGATATGCATTAAGTAAGACATTATCGCCATATCCTGCATCCATAAGGTATTTAACCCAACGACTTGATGAACTCATGCTGAAATAGGAATCACCGAACATCCATGTTGATTTCCTGAAGTCCCCACTCGACCAAGTGAATACACAATTGGTAAGCACACTTCCGGCACTCTCGACATATGTATCACCGTTTGCGTCGCCGAACCATCCAAAGGAAGGACTTGTGTATCTTGTACCATTGCTTGTAATGTTTGCAACAGCGGAGTTGACTCCGACAGTGATCTGCACATAAATATAATCTGATAGCGTCAGACCGTGTTCATATTCAGCAGTTGCATCTGCATTAAGATAGTTATGAACGATAAGCTTTGTATCGGTGATTTCAACCCACGAACTATCATAGGTGCTTTTTCCGTGTCCTATAAACAACTTAGTAAAGCTCGTGATGTAACCCATAAACGAGTATACATTGTTCTTCTTAACATTTGTTTTTGGAAGCGTTAAACTGTCACCGTCAGAAAGATCGCCTGTAGTTTGAGTATATCCCTTACCATAAAGTTTAGGATTAGACAGTGCTGCCTGTGTTACAGCAGCCTGCGACATAAGCAACGATTTGCTTCCACCAATAGTCTGAGCTATCATCGAAGGATTGATTGATGGTACGCCTCTTGAATTAACTGTATCAACATCATTAGGCAACTCGGCGACTTTCCAGTCTGCACTTTTTGCGTTCTGCACTGAGCAATAAATTGTCCCACTATAATCAGCTGTATATGTTGATTTAGCTGGTAGGTTGCTGCTTATATTTACACTTTGCTTATCTAAAAATCGAATTGGGCAGCCAAACTGATATGTTTTCCCAGATTCAACATTGAAAATAAGCACAGAGTATAAGTCATTATCACTATACGATCCATTATAGTAGTATTTATTGCTTACGAGAATAGCTGAATCAAAAAGGTTTATCTGGTTGAAAAAGTCATGAATATTTCCCAGTTCATCAAGATGCTTATCTTCCACATCATCAGGAAGCAAATATAATGTATCAGTTACAGGAAACTTGTTTTTTCCTATTTTCCTTGTAGAAGGATTCGGGGATGCTGTTGAATATGTTACCCACAGCATTTTAGCCGTTGCTGATATTGGCAAGCCTATGTTTACTGTACCAGTTGAACAATCAACAACATTATTGTTTTCATCTGTAGTAAACCACCATCTGCAGCCATCATCTATGTAATAAGTTGCAGCTCCGTTCACAGGCAGTTTAAAATATCTATAGTTCTCGTATGTAATTCTTGATATAGTTCCACCGACACCAGAAGCCATATATCCGCCGTCGCCTTCCTCAACAAATTCGGGCGACAAATCAGTGCCGTCTTTTATTGTAACGCCACTTATCTTGGTGACAGGCACAGGTTTAGCATCTAAGGCATCAATTGCATCTGTTACAGCTTTCTGCGAGATAGCAATGTTATCATTTGATCCTGTTTCTTTGGCAAGAATGCCCTCAGATAATGCAGGATGCTGATAAGTTCCGATTTTGCTTGGATCTTTTCCCTTTTCGTAAACTGCCCATTCGCCTTTAGATTCGATATTGTGATAAAATGAAATGTAAACATTGCCATCTGTGGAAGGAGTAAACTCAGCATTTGTCACATATTCCTCAACTGCTGCACCTGTTTTATATGCTACGAATCGTGCTTGACTTATAATATAAGTTTTGCTTGCAAGCATTGGTACAATTGCATATGAATAATTATCTGAGCTTGTTTCAGTTCCACCAGTATAATAGGCATTTTCGACAATTGTGCTGTTTAATAATAAATTGTCGGTATTAAATACATTACCCTTAAATTCTTCAAGGTTTGTATCTGTATTATCAAGTCTATCTTTTAATGTGTTAAACTCAGTACCATTATTTCCTACTCGTGCCTGAGCTACTTCAGGAGCAACAACAGCTTCGGCTGATGCAGATATCACTATCTGATCTATCTGTCCCTGTAAGCTATCAGTAGTAGTTTTATCAGCCTTTGTCTCAAGAGCAGTATTTATAGTGGCTATAACTGTATCAGTAGCAAAATGCGTTACAGCATCTGCAAGGCTGGAATAGCCTTCAACAGCAACATCGACAGCTTCGACAACAGGAAAGTCAAGACCGTTTTTCGGCTTTAAGGTATCTATTACATATACTGGCATAATTTACACCTCCTCTATATCGATAGTGGTTTCGCCAAGTCCAGCACGAGTGCTGCGGTATACCTTGTATGTTTCCTGATATCCGCTACCGTTTGTCAACGTCTGTTCCATAGGATCCTCAAAGCCACCCTCAAAACCACTGACAAAGAAAGTAACGTCTCCGAGCCTTGCAGGAATAGCATAGATAATGTACTGCCCTGCTCCTGCATCAACCGTAATCGTGCGCTCAGCATTGTTGCTGAGAACTGAGGTCAGGTTTGTGACTGCTGTCAGATCTGCTGCAGCTCCGTAGTATATGCGGTTTGCAAAGCTTACAGATACCGACTTTGAAGCCGAGGTCTGACCATCGGAAACGTTAAGAGTGTAGGTCTGATTGCTTGTAACGCCTGTGTACTGCTTGCTGTTGCCTGTAACAGGACTGCCGTTGATGTTCTGTGATGTCGCTGTTTTGTTCAGTGCCCATGCCAGAGTGATGGTCTGTGAGCTGCCAAGCTCTGAAACAGGCGGAGCAGCACTGAAGCTGTTAATCTGAATAGACTTGTATTCAAGTGCATCAAGTCTTGCACGGATATCAACGCACTCTGATTCATCAGCCTTACCGCTGACAACTTCCGTCAGTGCTGCGAGGTCAGTTTCTGTCTGCTTTGCTGCGAAGCGTTCATCAGCTTCTGCTTTCTTGTATACGTCGAAGGGATATCTCTTGCCGTCCTCTATGTCACCGACAAAGCGGTTCTCAGGCTGAAAGCGGTTTTTATCATCGTTCCAGTCAGGACAGCAATTGCAATATTCATCATGCATTATAATGCCCCCTTTATCATTATTTTCTGTGGCTGTACCACTACAAGGTCGTTAAGGTACGCCATCAACTTGCCACGTCCAGGCATGAGCTGCGCTGTCTGGTTCGCTGTGAAGCGTACCGTTACCATCTTGTCTATGCTGTCCACGTCCTCGGCCGTCAGCTCCTTCGAGATCACGTTTCCGTATTCGTCGGCAGCCTTCACGGTGAGCACGTCAGTTGCAGTCATGACGTATCGCCACACTCTGTCTATTGTAAGCTGTATTCCACATACAGCATCTTTTCCTACGTAAATATTCATCATCGGTTCTCCAAATCTGTTACTCGACGCTCAAGATCGTCGAGCCTTGTGTTTATACCGATAAGTGCGGATAACATACTATCCACTGTATCTTTCAAAGCTAACAGGCTTTCAGAACCACCGATGCCATATTTGACATCACCGTTTTGCTGAGACGTACCATAAGCAATAAAATTACCAGCGAACAGTCTGACATTGCCGTTCCATAACATGAACTTCTCTCTGCCACTCTGTGCAGACGGATCTGAATAGTAGAAGAACTCAGGATTGTCATTTGAGACACCTGGAACTCCCTTTGTTCCTATTGTTACGGCATTGCCTTCCTGCACTTGTATTGCAATGGTATTAGTGCCGTCGGCTGATGTTCTGTCTTTGAAAGCAATCGCTCCGATGTTTGTAACCGAACCATTATTCACTCTGTTGATAGTATAGTTACCATCTTCAACAACAACCTGCGGTTGCGATCCGGCTCCTTCGGAAGTAGATTCTATTTTTACACCTGATATCTTCTGACCTGCAATTCGTTCAGCGACAACTGTTCCTTCTCGTGTCAAGGCGACGTTTACCTGAGAGAAAGGATCTGACGTTGTGGCTCTCTGTATATGACCAAGTCCGTTCTGGTTGAATATCCAGACGTTAAGAGCTTCGTCCATACTTGGCTGATCCATAACGAGGAGCTGTGCTGTCTTACCGTTACCGCCGAATTCAAGTTTTATATAACCGCCTGTCGCTCCTGTTATAAGCTCTGTGGCGTGTTGTATTTCGCCTGAGACGATTATATATTGCTGCTGTTCACGGCTTACCGCTCTCTTGGCATCTAATATGCCCTGAACTCTCTGAGCCGTTGCAGAGCGTTCTGCGTTATTTGCCGTGCCACTGTAGTCGCTCACGCCATACGCACTCACGGAAGACGATAAACCGCCGTCGTATGTCCACGAGTTCGCCATAATCGGCACGGTAAGACTTGAACCAGTCGTTGTGACTGTAATTATATCGCCCGACTGTAAGCAGAAATTTCCGTAGGGGATATCAACGTCAGCCTTGCGATATGAGAAACCAGCAAGCGCGGTTCGTATACTATCGAGCCGAGCCTGTGTCATAATCGGGCACGTGAAGTATATACCCTCGCCGGTGCCCGATGTTAGCACTCCGTCAGCCGCCTGACATATCAGTCGATTGACAGTGCAGTTGCTTTCTCCAATATACGGCACGTTTGCCCTTGTACCGTCTGCGGTATATCCTGAAGCTGTGAACCACCGCAGCTCTAAAGCTCCGCTCGGAGATAAGTATGCATTCTTGCCGACCATTGCAGCACAGAAACCGAGAACGTCACGCAGCGTATATCCGCTGAGTATATCCTCCTCGACAGTGAAGTTTATACCCAGAGAAGTAGACGTTATACCTATCTGTCTACAAACTTCATTAAGTACCGCCTGCAAGGTGGCTGGATAATATAGTTCCGAATGATATGTGTTCACCGTATCATGCAGCTTGTCATACGCACTGAATGAGGTGTATCCTTGTCTCGTGCGTATACTTGATTCATCTACCTGATACTGTCCTATCGGCACCCATTCAGGCGCTGTGCCTATGCCCATGCTGTGTGAGACGCTTACACCAGTAAGGCCAAAGCTCGGTGTCGGTATAGTCGCGGTGATGTATGACGATACGACCTGACCTATCGAGATATCTCCCGACCAGTCCTGCGCGTATGTCAACTGTTTAACTTCGGTGATAGTATTGCCGCCTATTTCGAGCTTGCAGCTTATCTTTCTCGGCATCGCATTGACGTTTCCGTTCACTGGTAACATACTATCACCTACCTTTCGATTATTGACACAGCAGCGTTGATAGCATATTTAATGCCGTTGTGCCAGGAATATGATTCAACTGTGAGGTCTCCGAAGTACGCTGAAACTGTATCTGTACCGCCTTCGGCATTGGTTATCTGCACTGTAGCAAAGTCTGTATTGATAGCAGCTCTTACCGTAGCAAGGTCTGTTGTGCTGAGTGCCGGAAATGTAACTTCATACTTCTTTTTTATGGCGATCAGATCGCCGACAAAGTAACCGCTGTCCAAGCGTCCTGTATTCTGAGACCACAGTTTATTTGATGAATATACGACTGATTTCGGAGCAGGAAGAGTTGTATTACCGATTTGCAGCATTGCTCTCCCTCCTTAACCGAGCTGTATCAGCGGTGAATTACCGCTGGACCTTGTCATTGTGTTGATGTTGTCTACAACAGTCGCTGTTATCTTTCTGCCGTCAATAAGTATCGTCGGCTGGAACATGACAGGCTGCTGTGTATTATTGGTTATCTGTGACTGATTAACGACCTTTGTCTGAGAGCTGCCGAAGTTACCGATTAACTCAGCTCCTGTCTCTCCGGCAAGGAACAAGCTGCCTTTATTCGGGAAACCGCCTGCTGCGTGTCTGCTGCCGTACTTCTTGTAAAGGTCTGTTTCAGAGCCGTCGGAGTTGTATTTCAGTACGTTGTTGTATGTCTTACCAGTTACAGGAGATGTATACGAGAACGTTTCAGCTCCTTCGTCTTCATCATGTGTGAGATCGTAGATTTTTTCACCGACACCCTGTAACGTTGAATTCCATTCCGAAATAAAATCTTTCAGCTTTTCAGTTGCATCATAGATCTTCTCGCCGACTGTTTCCCATGCATCAGTCCACTTATCAACAAACGGCTTTGCTTTCTCGGTGAGATCGTAGATTTTACCTCCGACACCCTCCCAGAACTTTGACCATTCGGGAAGATTAGTCTCTAACCAACCGCCGATTTCTTCAACAGCACTGATAAAATCATCTTTGAACGTGCCGTCCTTGAACGAGTTCACAAGATAGTCCCAGTAACCGCCGAAGAACTTTTTCTTTTCTTCCCACCATGCAGCTGAGAATATCTGTCCCTGTGATACATCGTTGATAGAGCTGTTTATTTCTTCCATGATGCTGTTAAGATCGTCTAAGCCAGCAGCAGCACCGTTAATATTGGCAAGATCGTCAGCATTGATAAGTCCCGACATCAGACTGCCACCGTCTCCGACCTTATTAACCTCGTCGAAAGATGCAAGGAACAGCTCCATTCCCTTAGTGCTGTCGCTCAGATTATCAACGCTGTCGGCAAGATCGTCAACGGCTCCGGCACTTATCTCAGCTGTGTCACCGAGATTACCGATGTCGTTTGCTGCTTCTACCGTCTTAAGCTCCTGTACGTCCTTAGTGAGACTTGCTACAGCAGCTATCGCCAGAACTAAGCCAGCAATACCCAGAAGTGCTCTTAACGCTCCTCCAAGTGTTACTATATCCATAGTAAGGAACTTGACTGCTACACTTGTTATGGCTATTACCTTAGGTGCTATTATAACAACACCGAGAGCTGCAAGCGATATCTTAACAAATGCCTTTGTAGTATCAGATGCATTTTTCCAAGCTTCACCATAGAGCCGGACCGTTTGAGCAATTGATATGAGAACAGGAGATATCGCCTGCAAGCCTGAACTTACTGCGGAGAGTGCCTGACCTGCGACAGGAAGTAGCTCATTGCCTATCTCAATTTTTAGATTCTCATAGTTAAGCTTCAATTTTCTGACTGAGTTTGCCCAGCCGTCAGATGTCCTCTGGAAGTCGCCCTGTGTGTGTGACAGCTTATTCATTACGAAGCTGTATCTGAGCATTACCTTTTCATGCTCCGTCATATCCTTTACTGTTTTACCGAGACCTTTATCAAGTGCATAAGCATTGAGGTTGGCTTCCGTCATAACGACACCAAGCTCTTTTAACGTTTCAGTCTCGCCAGTAAAGACGGATTTCAACTTTGTGGCTGCTGCCTTATCATCCATATTATAGAATGAAGCGACATCACCAGTAAGCTTGGTAAGCTCCACGCCCATTTTCACAGCCTGCTCCGTTGTGAAATTAAACTGCTTTGCCATCGTACCATATGTACCGATGTACCGCTTCGCAGAAGTCTCAGACAAACCGAAGTTCGCAGCCTGCTTCTTTGCCCACTCATTTACAACGTTTGCACTCTGCCCGAATGTAACATTTGTGACATTGGCTACCTCTTGCAGATCTGACGCAGCCTGTACACACTGCTTCGCAAACTTGGTGATTGCAGCAGCCGAGACGAGCTTTGCAAGCATAGAGGTTAAGCTTCCGATGCTGTTTTTATAGTTGTTTGTGACGTTGGTTACTTCGTTTATAGTATGCGTATAGGCCGATGCACCATTGACACGAAGTATGATTTTTAATTCTTCTACGGTCATTTTGCACCTCCTCTTACTTTTTGAAGTGCCTTCATGTAGTTTTTAGAGTTCATCCAGTTTCCTGTCTTATTTTCACTGCTTTCAGGAGATGCAGGAAACTGTACTTCCTTTGAAAAAGCAGAAAGCACGGCAACTCTGATCATACCCGACAGAGCGTAAATTTCATTGTTCTTCTGCCTAATACGTGAATCAACCGTGCTTCTTATCTCTCCCAGTGACATATTCCAGAACTCCGACGGAAGAATGCCGACTTCGAGAGCTTTGTTATACATCAGTCCAAGAACTTCTGTAATACTTCCCTCTGCTTTTCCAGAGCTTTTTTTGATGCTTTCTGCACCTCTTCAGTAAGTATACCCGATGTTAAGAGTATCTCAAGAACGAACCTCTGAAGCTCGTCCAATGTACCGCCTTCGGTAACATAATCGTCGAACAGCTGATAAATATCATCTATCTTGTTTATGCTATCGTTCTGCGATACAGCAGCATAGAAATAGTATTTTGCAAGAGTTCTCACTTCTGCAATTTTTTCTAAGCCTGTCATTATGTCAGTTCCGATCTCATTTTCGAGTTTTACTGCGTTTGCAGCAGTTATTTTCAGGTGAATTTCACTGCCACAAACTGTTAATGTTTCATATGGCTTCATATAACCGCTCCTTATGTACTAACTATATCAGCCAGAGCAGTTTCAAGTCCGACCGTCAGTGTAAACTTGATAGCATTGTTTACACCAGTTGACTGCCTGCGGACTGAGCAAGTTCCCTTCCAAGTGAAGCCTTCACCGTCAGGATATTCAAGCTTCCAGTTCAGGACAGTGCCAGCAGTCTGATAGCCACGAAGAATATTCCATGTGTCTCTGACCTGCTCCTGAGTATCTGTCTCGTCTTCGGTTGCATAGAATTCAAAATCGAGTGTTCCGTTATCCTGAATGCCGAGAATGCTACGCTTATGGCTGTCTTCGAGGTTTGTAACATCAATCTGCTCTGGTGTTCCTCCCATTTCCGGCACGGTAAACAGTCCGTACAGCTTCTTATATGTCACGGTTGTTGCAGGTGAAACAGGATCAGCACCTACACTTAACTTTGTGCCTTTGCTGTTAAACTCTCCCATTATATCACTCCTTATAAGTGTTATATTTCTCGCTGACTAATGCAGTATAAGTCAGCATATACCGTTGTCTACCCATCAGAGCACCGTTGGAACGCTGCCAGCCGTCCTTCTGCATCACTTCATCGACTGCTGCTGCGATTTCGCAGCACCTCTGAGGAGTTTCGGCATATATATCAAGCTGGTATGTGAACCTCGTAAGGAAGTCCTTATTATCGAATGCGACATCTGTCATATTCGAGACCATTTGAATATATATCGACGGCAGTTCAAGTTCTTTTTCAGAGCCTGACAGTTCAACATGAGCTATTCCTTTAAGGAGATTTGCTATTTTCTTATTCAGGTCAAGCATTTTTTATAATCTCCTTTATTTCCACTCTGACAATATCAACTACTTTCTTGTACATTGTTGTAAAGCCTTGTGTAAACATATGAGCAGGCTCTTGTCCGTGTGTCGTAACAAACCGCTTCAATTCATCGGAATAGTAAGTCCAGTGGTCTTTGCTGGTATGTGGCACGGCTGGGTCGCCGAGCTTACCAGTTCCGAACTCAACAAACGCAGCGTATTCAACGTTTGTTTCAACGTTATAAACCATCATCTGCGAATGATCCAGAAATATTTTGTTTCTGAGATTGCCTGTGTCAACAGGCGTGAGCATTTTCACAGCTCCTTGCATACGAGCTGCACCACGACCGAGAGCCTTGTCAATACGAGGATCTCTTTCTATTCCTTGCAGTGCTGCGAGTTTGTTTAACCAGGCATCAAGCCCCTCACAACGGAAGTTTATTTCCATGATTCACATTTGAATACAGAATGTGATGTATACTTTCCAACTAATGATACAAGCTTCAAGTCAGGCTTAGTGCTGCTTTCGAGCGATGCCATAAAACCTTCCTTAAAATGATATCCGTTCGGTACTGTCAGAGTTACCGTTTTCTGCTTTGAGGTTGTTCCGTTTTCGGTCTTTTCCTCTACCTTTGTTTCAACAATGCAGTTGAACCGTCCTATAAGGTCAATCTTTTTCTCCGTGCCGACATAACCAGACGGTGCATCGACCATTTTGAAAATGAATACAGGACGCTGTTTATTCCTCGATAGTCTCACTATGGATAACACCTACCTTTCGAGGATAGTTCTGAAGCTGTCGTTTGATATCCTCTGGAATGTCGGTGCAGAAGCTCTGAGAGATACCACCTTCGGTTCTTGCTGTCTCTCCTTCGTTGCCGAGCCTGTTGTAATAGATCACAGCAAGCTTTATCACGATGCTTTCTGCACCTTTTGGAATACTATCTCTGCCGATGTAGTCGAGCACAGCGTCCTCCGCCATGCTTAGACACACCTCAGCTGTTTCCGCATTACATTCACAGGGATTGCCTAACAGCACTAAGAGCTTGTCAAGTGCCGTCATGATCCTACTACGGCAGCAACAGTGCCACCGCTTACGCACTTGCCGTTGACCTTAACTGCAACAGCGATATACTTGCCGTCGGCGGTAGTAACAACTCCATTCGCAGGAAATGCGGTCCAGCTTGAAACATCGTCGCCGACATCGATAGCAGCAGCAGCAGTAGCAGCAGAAGCATAGTCGCCCTTGTAAACAAGGGTACCGCCTGCGGTATTGCCTGTAACCTTGACCTTAGATGTTGTTGAGCTTGAGCCTGCGGTTGCTGTAAGCTTCAGACTGCCAGTATTACCATATACGACGGAGATCATGTTCTTTTTCTTGTTAAGCACAAACGCATCGAAGTAGACACGTCCTTCAGCAAGCTGACCGCTGATTCCAGGAGGATCCTGATGAATTTTATATTCTGCAAGCTTGATAGGTGATACTGTAGCAGCCTTATGAGTAATCTCGAAAAGGCAACCTGCGGGAAGTCTTGAAGACGCTACCTTAACAATAGCAACTCCATCTACCTCACCGACCTGTCCAGATATAAGCATCTTCTGTGACAAATCTCCTGCCTTAATGAAGCTTTCATCCTTCTTCAGCTCCTTGAGGAACTTAGGAGATACGTTTGCAACTCTGCCCTCGGAAGGAACGTCAGCTTCGTCGATTGCTTCGTTCGCATCAAGGAACAGGCTATAAGCAGTTGTAGCACTTACACCTACTGTATCAAAAAATACGTGCTCTGCTCCTTCTGCGATCTTGGTGAATCTGTACTTATCGACCATGGGCTTAATTACCTGATCAACCTGTCTACGGAGTGCCTTTCCGGCATCTCTTACACCCTCAGGTGTGTCGATGCGGTTGCCCTTATCGATTGTAAATGTAAACGACTTATCCTGTGTAAGGATCATCTCCTGAGTATCGTCGGGAAGCTCCTCAGGTGTGCCGTATCTATTGGAGCCGGAACGATTATAGTCGTTCATCTCAACCGTGTCAAAGCTATATACTTTTACGGACTTAGCTCCAGTGAACTCGTAGTCCTTATTGATTGATGCTTCTGATAAAGCACCATTCATCATGACTTCATCCACTTTACTGGAATACTTTTCAGCGAGATTAACTGCCATTTATATAACCTCTTTTCTTTACTGACCGAATCCCTCAAAGAAAGGATCCGTCTTTGTGTTATTTCCACCGCTGTAAGCAGGCGGATCTGATGATTTAAGTCGTGCATCGACCGCAGCTGTCAGAGCTTCAGTCCATGCTGTTTTGATTGCTTCTATGGATGCCTTGCTTGTTTCTGCCGACGTGAGGTCAATGCAGTCAACGAGCTTTGCAGGGAGCTTATTCTCTTCAAGGATGTTCAACGCTTCGAAGCGTAACTCCTTCTTCTGAATAGCCGTTTCTCTGGCTGTGAGTTCCTCTTCTCGTTTCTGGGCTGCGTATTTCGCCTTTTCCTCGGCATTCATCTTAGCAAGTTTTGCAGCTTCTTCCTTTTCAGCAGCAAACTTTTTCTGCTGTCGCTCTAACCTCTCGGCGACGATACGGTCAACGTCAGCCTGGGAGAACGTCTTGTCAGAGGCAGGAGCAGGATTGTTTTCTGCTGGCTTCGGTTCTGTTCCCTGTGGTGCTGTTGGCTCCTGAACACCTGCTGTGCCTGTTGGCTCAGTTCCTTCAGGATCCTCAGCAAAGAACTGCATCGGGATTTTAAGCATTGTGTTTGTGTCCATAGTAAACCTCCATTTAACGTCAGAGTAGACGAATCCGTTTTATGCCCGTCGGCTTGGCACCAGCTGAATGAATCGAACATTCGTCCTCGGTTTTGGAGACCGCCATAATTCCACTATACTAAGCTGATATCTTCCCGACACGAATGTCGGGAACTTTGTGACCGACAATAATGTCGGTTGCATTTTAGTCAATATATGGTATTCCGTATTCCATAGCTGCAAGATGCTCCATTTTACAACCACGATATTTTTCCCATTCACCGATGAATACAGCTAAATCCGCACCAGAAAGAAGCTCAAATGACTTTCCAAGAAACCATAACGGCTTGGCATCATGAGGAGCATTCTCAAAGAAGCTATCTATAACTTCTATTGTTTTATCAGGAAACTTTTCTTTGACAACCTGAATAGCTGCTTCACGTTCTTTTTTTATTTCTTCATCTGTCTTGTCTCGCATAGGCTGAGAAATAAATATTTTCATATTACTTCACCACGCTTTCAGGAACAACAACGTTCTCGAACTTCTTGTATGCGTCGAGGTACCATTCGTGCTTGTCGCCGTTGTAAGTCAGCTCGTAGTACATACCGTCGGGAAGAGTGCTTGCAAGCAGATACTTCCAGTTCTGCAGTGCCTTGACCTTCCATACTGTGTATACCTCGAACTCTGGTGTTGGGTCTGACTTGTCGAGATGTGCTGCGATATAACCTCTGACAATCTGTAATGCTTTTTCATCCATGATTATTTACCTCTTTTCGGAATTTTAACGTCTGTATAGCCACTGTCTGCGCCCTGTGGAGCTGGTATCTCTACTGGGACAGATTTACCAGGCTGTGCTTTCGG